TTTCCGAACGGGCTTATCTGCGCACTGGTGCGCATAATGTCAACGCGTTATGTTGAAAAGGCCGCTGCGAAAATCTCTCCCGCGGCGGCCTCTTTAGCATAACGTCATTGTGCGCATCAGCTTGCGTCTTGCAGCCTTTTCCTGACCATTTCGAATGCTCGCTGCAACGTTCCTTTATCGGATATGTGCATGATTTCATTTGCCAACATTTTCAAAACGTCATCGTTTAATTCTTTTGCCAGAAGTAGGGCGCTCATTCCTAATGTGAATCGTGGTGATATGGGAACAGGCATGTTGTCATCTTCGAAGATGGCTTTTAATTCCTTCTGAACAGATTTTTGCATGCTTGAAAAATCCTTTTCAATGAACAGGTTACGACATGTATTTATCAGCATGTCTTTACGCTCTACGTTCAGCATGCTGTCAACCATCGCGTCGATTATTGATGAATTGCTCATTGTTAATCCTTTGTTAATTATTCAGTGACTTTTCGTCTATCCAACTAATTAATACTTCAACCATCAAGCCTGCTCGATTGTTCACATTTTCGCCGCGAAGCGGTTCGGGGTTCTGTGACACCCGAACTTTGGTGCGGTTTCCCGCACTTATTTTTTGTACAGACCGTTTTTTTCGTTCTCTTCATAAGCTTTATTCACTCGATCATGCCGCCTTTTTTCTGCTTCTTCGTGCGCTTCGTAGAATCGAGTGTGATTCTCTGCCTCTAATGCTTTTCTTCTTATGTTGCTTACCACATCTTTAGCAGCATCTTTTGCATAATTATCAATGAGATAATTAACTATATCCGTCCATGCTATAGATGCTCCTGCTTCTTGGCTTGCATCGATAGCCAATCGTTCCATTTTGATTTTACGCTCGGCAGTAATTGCCATCGTAGTTCGCTTGAATAGTGCCATCTCATTTCTAACCTTTGGGTGGAATCAGGGTAGGTATCTTATCGTAGTGCATGTGCCTGCGTATCTACATGCTTGCATGCACTTGTATCTGTGTGCTATAAATTTTTCATCGGTATACGTGCATGCAGGCATAAGGACTTTGTCGTGTTCTACGATTGGTTGAGTATTGAACAGGATTTTGGCTACCAATTACCCATCCTTTCAGATGTGGCTTATCAGCGCATTCATCTTGATAGCGGTGAAGCCAGTGCCTTATCTCAACCAACCTTCCAGCACCGTGGCTCTTTCTGTGATGTTGTCTCGATCTCGATCCGTGGTTCAGTGTTAAAAATGACTGGAAACCCTTCTCGCTGGGGACGTCTTGATAATCTCTTTGGCCTTCCAACTGTAGATACTTGTGTCATGGTATTTAATCAGATCCTTACTGAACTGAAATTACCCTTATTTACTAAATGTACAAAATTGATGCCCGGACAATCAAAAGAAAATGAAAAGGCTCATTTGATTACTGATGGTGCATTGATTAAAGAGTTGCATATAACATCTAATAAATCAGTAGGGAAGGGTAATGAGGATGATTATATTTCTGGCCTTTCTACACAACCTTACAGAAATAGTGTTCCTCGACTACACTCCAATGGTAAGTCAGTTGACTGGCTTTCAAAAAAAGGTAATGTCAATCTTATATACCCAACAGTATATAACAAAGCTCATGAGATTGAGTTGCATAGCCTTGCGAAAATTAAAAATAAATTCTCTGAGGATTCAAAAGAATTTAATTACATAATAGATATTATTAATTACTGCAAGGATAATGGTATTGTAAGATTTGAGCAGAAATTAAAGTCTCGTTTTCTTCAAAAACAATCCCTGTGCTATTGGGGGCTTTCTGATTATTCTTTGTTAAATAAGTTACATTCTGAGTTTCTTGATCTTGATGAAAAGTTATCGGTGAATGCTATGGACTTTGAAACTATTAGTGAACATCTCATTAGTCGTGGTGTCGTTGATACAATTCGAGCTGCCAATACAACAGCCATGTATGCAATTCAATGGTTTCACGGTCATTCTTTTGATTTAAATAAAAGGCAAGTAAAACAGCATCGAGCAAGATTAAGAATGATAGGGATTGATATAGCTCAAAAATGTAATGTCTCCAAATTCTCTCCTGTTGTTGTGAAACAAACAAGAGAAATTAAAGTGACTGACTGCGTTATTCCATCATGGTATTTAAAACCATCACATCTGCGTGTGGCTTAATTTAAAAGGTGTTTATATGAGTAGTAATTTAGGAAATTTAGAAACGACAGTTACCGGGAAAATTAAACGTTTTAACAGTAGTGGTGGTTTCTATTACACAACAGTTGTCTCTCCGGCTGCTGATGCTTACAGCTTTCCTCCTGTAATACGCATCAAATCAAAAAAATCCTTAGGCCGTGTTGGCGAGGAAATTGTTGACGTTCCATGCCGTGTAACAGGGTACGAGCGCAGCTTCCCTTACACTGACAAGCAAACTGGCGAGCAATCAAAAGGTTACAACGTTGATATGCTTCTTGAATTGTTGGAGTGATTATGGGAGCGACAGATTTCCAATCCCTTTATCAACTAATCTTTAACGCCGGGCTTGTAATTTGCTTCGGCCTCGGCGTTATAAGTGGTGGTCAAAGATGAGTGATTTATCTTATTTCTTTGCTGCTTATTGTATCGGCTGGGTGATTTCTCACTCCATCCTTGTGTTTAAAAAACTCTCTGAGGTTTCAACATGAAAAAATCTGTTATTTCTAAAATTGTTGCAGGTTCAACTCTGGTAATTGGTTCTTCAGCTTTTGCTGCTGAAGGTGATGCTACCTCTCAGGCGAAAGCTGCTTTTGATTCTCTCACAGCACAGGCTACAGAAATGTCCGGTTATGCCTGGGCATTGGTTGTATTAGTCGTTGGTGCAACCGTGGGGATCAAACTCTTTAAGAAATTTGTTAACCGCGCATCTTAATATTAGCCTTTCTTTTACCTGCCAACACCGTTAATTAATGGGTGGCTTATGCCACCCCTTTTAGGCATTAAAAATGAAAAGATTACTTCCGCCTTTATTATTTGCATCTTTCTTTGCTAATGCTGCAACTGATGCCGAATGCATTGCAAAGCCTGAATTTGATGCCTCTATGACAAACGTCTGGAAAGATAACCAGACATTAGATCGTTATGCTAATTACGAGGGCTGTTTATGGAATGCAACTGGTGTTGTTGTTTGTACGGGTGACGAAAATCAATGTTATGGCACATGGAAGCCTATTGGCGCAGCTATTCCTGAAGGTGGCGGCTCAGGAGGTAATGAAGGAGGAGGAGGCTCAGGTGGCGGTGATGGTGATGGTGGTAACACTGGAACAGATCCAAAACCCGGATATACCTATGTTAATCCTCTAGATGGAACATATCCGCCTGGCTCCGAACAGAATCCGAATAATCCCAATCCAACGCTATATGATGAACAACCATTAAATACATGGATTTTTCAGGGGAATAGGTTTGTAAATAAACAAGGGGCATTAACCGTTTATACAGGTTCTGTATCTACAGGCACAGACCCCGTTGTAACTAAAATTCAATATACGCCAGTTTCCTCTAAAGCTATGTACGATTTATTCTGGAATGGTAAGTTTCGAGATTGTGCTTTCCATTCAGGATTCAACGAAGATCCTTTTGTTTGTGATTATCAAGGCCAGCCATCCGAAATTCCTCAACCTCCAGTTAATGGCGGCGGTTCAGGTTCTGGCGGTGGCGGCTCCGATGGTGGTTCCGGTGGGGGCGATGGAGGCTCCGGTGGGGGCTCCGATGGTGGAAACACAGGAGGCGGTGACGGAGGCGGTTCTGGCGGAGGCTCAGGAACCGGAGATTTCGATTATGACCGTATGGCTAAGGCCAACAAGGACGCTATGACGGAAGAATTCGATTCTTCTGCAATTCAGTCTGATATTTCCTCCTCTTTGGATGGAACAGTCCAGAGCCTTACAGACTCTGTAAAAGGGCTCTCTGACAGCGTTGGCGGCCTTCTTGGGGCTGGTACTCCAGTATCTCCGGAGTTTTCTGCTGCATCTGCTGATATGCAAAAAATTGGCTCTGGTGACAGCTCACCATTGCTGGATGCTTTTACCAAAGGAAAGTTATTTCCTTCATTACCATCGGCAAAACAATGTACACCCTTTGTTTTTGCTGCCGGAAAGAAATATGAATTCACTATAGAGTGCAAATATATTGATATGTTTAAATCTGTATTTGCTTTTATTCTTTATTTCTGGACGTTTGTTACCGTTTACGATTCATTTGCCGGGATACTCAGAAAAGGTAAGGAGTAATTATGCCAGCGTTTTTAGGATTGCCTTTGCTTGCACGCTTTATTGGGTGGCTTGCGGGGGCCTTAATCGGTTATTTTGCAAGGTTCCTTACTTTAGGTATTGCACGTATCGCACTTGCAATAACACTTTTTCTGGCCTTAATCGTGGGGCTCAATCAATTACTGGTCTCTTATTTGTCTGATTTGGTTGCAGCATTGCCAGCAGAGATATCAGATGCAATAGCTTATATCATTCCTTCGAATGCGTTGCCTTGCCTTTATGCGATTTTTTCATTGAAGGCTGCGATTTTTATATTTGATGTAAAAGACCGTATTATTGGTTATCTTGACTGGAATAAATCGTAATGGCTGTTTATGTCGTGACAGGTAAACTAGGTGCAGGTAAAACACTTGTTGCTGTTGGGAAAGTACAGGATAAGATTGTTTCCGGCTGTAAGGTAGCAACGAATCTTGACTTACGCATACATAAGTTACCTCGCGTCGGTATTTTTGCCAAAACGCCTAATGTAGTTCGTATACCCGACAAACCTTCACTGGATGATTTATTAGCCATAGGGAAGGGTAATGATAGTTATGATGAAAATAAAAACGGCTTACTTGTACTTGATGAATGCGGAACATGGTTTAATTCCCGCTCATGGGCTGATAAAGAACGTCAGGCAGTTATCAACTGGTTTTTTACATGCCCGTAAACTCGGATGGGATATTATTTTTCTCATTCAGGGACTTATCAATCATGGATAAACAAGCCCGTGTTGCTCTGGCGGAACATGTTGTCTATTGTCGTCGTCTGGATAAAATCACAATTCCGTTTATAGGTACAATTTATAGTCTTATAACGGGGAGTAAACTGCCTTTGCCAAAAGTGCATGTTGGCATCGTTAAATATGGTGATTCGCCTCAGTCAATGACAGTAGAACGCTGGACATATACCGGGCGTGACCTCTATCAGGCTTATGATACTAAACAGGCATTTTCAGATAGTTACGAGCACTCTTCGTTTTCATATTTACCTCCTTTTTTATCACATGGACGCTACGCCACCAAAAGAGACTCAAGGTTTTATATGACACTTACTAAGGTTTATTTCAGAAAGTATTCGAGGGTTTTGTGTTTCATTTTTGGCGTGTTTCTCGCGTTTTTATATTCATTTATTACCCGCAATGATACCACTGTAATTATCGAACAACAGGCATCCCAACAGATTAATACTCAAAAGTATAATATTTCAGAATTCAAAATCACCTCATCGTATCGACTTTTGAATACAGTCAGTTTTGAGTTTATGGATTCAAAAAAGAATAAATATACATCTGAGGATTTAAAGAAGACGGTTATAAAATGGTTTTCATCGATTTGTGTAATGTGGATTTTGTTAAAGGTGGTAAACATGAAAAAGTTACTTGCTAGTATTTTATTGATTTTGACATTTTCAGTTCATGCAATTCCTGTAGAGCTTAACAATGTACCGCTTCGGGAGTTTGTATCATGGTATTCTAAGGTTTCTGGTCAACCAGTTATTGTGTCGCCTGATGTGAAAGGGGAAGTGACTGTTTATTCTGCTGATGTTAAAAGAGAAGAATTACCACAGTTCTTTGTTTCTGTACTTCGTGCAAATGGCTACGATTTAAGTAATGGTAATCCGGGCGTTGTTCAGAAGTACAGTTCACGCAATTATGAATATGCCGATTCATTCTCGGATGATGTTGATTATGTTCCGCAGGATTCTTCATCTGCTCCTGCTGGCGATTTCTTCAATCCAGCAAAAAACTCAGGCAAGCCTGATTACACAAACTTACCCTGTTAATAATGTAAGAGCTAAAGACCTTGCCCCGGTAATTGATGTATTCCTTAAAGGGGATAACATTGCAGGTACAAAAGTATTTCCTTTTGATGGAGCCAATATACTTGCAGTTACTGCGTCTGCTTCACAACATAAGCAATTGAAAGAATTTTTTTCCTTCGGTTGATGTACCCAGAATTCAGGTTCTTGTTGAGTCGGTTATTTTCGAAACATCTGCTTCTGACGGTTTTGATTTCTCATTTGCTGTCGGAGATCCATCAGGCCATCCAATAGCAGGGGGCGTGAATACTGACAGGCTTGGTAAGGTGCTTTCGTCTTCAGGTGGTTCATTTGGTATTTTTAATGGAAATGTTCTGGCATTGAGTCTTAAAGCGCTTGAGACTTCGAATAAATCGACATTACTTTCTATGCCTCGCATACTTACAATGTCAGGCCAGCCTGGAACATTTACCGCAGGTCAGAACGTGCCTTTTGTGACCGGACGAATCACCGGAGAAGCTGCAAGCGTCAATAATCCGTTCCAGACAATAGAACGACGTGACGTAGGAATTTCTTTGCAGGTAGTTCCTGTTGTGACACCTGCGGGATTACTCATAATGGATGTCAAAACTAACGCAGACAGTATTTCTGATTCTCAGGCAGCCTCAGACATTATTACGAATACACGTTCGATTTCGACGACCGTTCAGCTTAAATCTGGTCAGACTGTGCTTCTTGGCGGGATGGTTGATAACAGGGACAGTGAAGCTGATTCGTCAGTACCGTGGGTTTCAAAAATTCCGCTGATAGGTGCGCTCTTTACCTCCAAAAGTACCAACGCCAGCAAACGAACGCTGTACATGCTCATTCGTGCCCGTGTCGTTAATCCACTTTGAAAGCCCGGATTGCCGGCGTTCTCCCTGCGCAGCGGGGAGGATGCCGGGAAGCAGGGCGAATCTTCATTTTTCAGCTACCAGCCATCGCTGGCTTTTCTGTTTTTTGATGCCGTCAGGCATGGGAGGCGCTTCGCGCCGGAAGCCCCGCAGCGAAGCGAGGACTCAGAAAGCGTTATGGCGTCAGCCATAATATTCCCGTCACTGCAAAGCCTGTTTTTTGCGGCCGCAGGTCATTCAGGCATCGACATGGCCAGTTGATGAAATTGATGCCTTACAGCGTGTGTGACAGAATGGCGATCGCCGGTGACAGGCTTTCACATCAACCCGGGGTGCGGTTTGTTTCTTCCTGGTATCCGGCAACAAATTCTTTCCGAACGGGCTTATCTGCGCACTGGTGCGCATAATGTCAACGCGTTATGTTGAAAAGGCCGCTGCGAAAATCTCTCCCGCGGCGGCCTCTTTAGCATAACGTCATTGTGCGCATCAGCTTGCGTCTTGCAGCCTTTTCCTGACCATTTCGAATGCTCGCTGCAACGTTCCTTTATCGGATATGTGCATGATTTCATTTGCCAACATTTTCAAAACGTCATCGTTTAATTCTTTTGCCAGAAGTAGGGCGCTCATTCCTAATGTGAATCGTGGTGATATGGGAACAGGCATGTTGTCATCTTCGAAGATGGCTTTTAATTCCTTCTGAACAGATTTTTGCATGCTTGAAAAATCCTTTTCAATGAACAGGTTACGACATGTATTTATCAGCATGTCTTTACGCTCTACGTTCAGCATGCTGTCAACCATCGCGTCGATTATTGATGAATTGCTCATTGTTAATCCTTTGTTAATTATTCAGTGACTTTTCGTCTATCCAACTAATTAATACTTCAACCATCAAGCCTGCTCGATTGTTCACATTTTCGCCGCGAAGCGGTTCGGGGTTCTGTGACACCCGAACTTTGGTGCGGTTTCCCGCACTTATTTTTTGTACAGACCGTTTTTTTCGTTCTCTTCATAAGCTTTATTCACTCGATCATGCCGCCTTTTTTCTGCTTCTTCGTGCGCTTCGTAGAATCGAGTGTGATTCTCTGCCTCTAATGCTTTTCTTCTTATGTTGCTTACCACATCTTTAGCAGCATCTTTTGCATAATTATCAATGAGATAATTAACTATATCCGTCCATGCTATAGATGCTCCTGCTTCTTGGCTTGCATCGATAGCCAATCGTTCCATTTTGATTTTACGCTCGGCAGTAATTGCCATCGTAGTTCGCTTGAATAGTGCCATCTCATTTCTAACCTTTGGGTGGAATCAGGGTAGGTATCTTATCGTAGTGCATGTGCCTGCGTATCTACATGCTTGCATGCACTTGTATCTGTGTGCTATAAATTTTTCATCGGTATACGTGCATGCAGGCATAAGGACTTTGTCGTGTTCTACGATTGGTTGAGTATTGAACAGGATTTTGGCTACCAATTACCCATCCTTTCAGATGTGGCTTATCAGCGCATTCATCTTGATAGCGGTGAAGCCAGTGCCTTATCTCAACCAACCTTCCAGCACCGTGGCTCTTTCTGTGATGTTGTCTCGATCTCGATCCGTGGTTCAGTGTTAAAAATGACTGGAAACCCTTCTCGCTGGGGACGTCTTGATAATCTCTTTGGCCTTCCAACTGTAGATACTTGTGTCATGGTATTTAATCAGATCCTTACTGAACTGAAATTACCCTTATTTACTAAATGTACAAAATTGATGCCCGGACAATCAAAAGAAAATGAAAAGGCTCATTTGATTACTGATGGTGCATTGATTAAAGAGTTGCATATAACATCTAATAAATCAGTAGGGAAGGGTAATGAGGATGATTATATTTCTGGCCTTTCTACACAACCTTACAGAAATAGTGTTCCTCGACTACACTCCAATGGTAAGTCAGTTGACTGGCTTTCAAAAAAAGGTAATGTCAATCTTATATACCCAACAGTATATAACAAAGCTCATGAGATTGAGTTGCATAGCCTTGCGAAAATTAAAAATAAATTCTCTGAGGATTCAAAAGAATTTAATTACATAATAGATATTATTAATTACTGCAAGGATAATGGTATTGTAAGATTTGAGCAGAAATTAAAGTCTCGTTTTCTTCAAAAACAATCCCTGTGCTATTGGGGGCTTTCTGATTATTCTTTGTTAAATAAGTTACATTCTGAGTTTCTTGATCTTGATGAAAAGTTATCGGTGAATGCTATGGACTTTGAAACTATTAGTGAACATCTCATTAGTCGTGGTGTCGTTGATACAATTCGAGCTGCCAATACAACAGCCATGTATGCAATTCAATGGTTTCACGGTCATTCTTTTGATTTAAATAAAAGGCAAGTAAAACAGCATCGAGCAAGATTAAGAATGATAGGGATTGATATAGCTCAAAAATGTAATGTCTCCAAATTCTCTCCTGTTGTTGTGAAACAAACAAGAGAAATTAAAGTGACTGACTGCGTTATTCCATCATGGTATTTAAAACCATCACATCTGCGTGTGGCTTAATTTAAAAGGTGTTTATATGAGTAGTAATTTAGGAAATTTAGAAACGACAGTTACCGGGAAAATTAAACGTTTTAACAGTAGTGGTGGTTTCTATTACACAACAGTTGTCTCTCCGGCTGCTGATGCTTACAGCTTTCCTCCTGTAATACGCATCAAATCAAAAAAATCCTTAGGCCGTGTTGGCGAGGAAATTGTTGACGTTCCATGCCGTGTAACAGGGTACGAGCGCAGCTTCCCTTACACTGACAAGCAAACTGGCGAGCAATCAAAAGGTTACAACGTTGATATGCTTCTTGAATTGTTGGAGTGATTATGGGAGCGACAGATTTCCAATCCCTTTATCAACTAATCTTTAACGCCGGGCTTGTAATTTGCTTCGGCCTCGGCGTTATAAGTGGTGGTCAAAGATGAGTGATTTATCTTATTTCTTTGCTGCTTATTGTATCGGCTGGGTGATTTCTCACTCCATCCTTGTGTTTAAAAAACTCTCTGAGGTTTCAACATGAAAAAATCTGTTATTTCTAAAATTGTTGCAGGTTCAACTCTGGTAATTGGTTCTTCAGCTTTTGCTGCTGAAGGTGATGCTACCTCTCAGGCGAAAGCTGCTTTTGATTCTCTCACAGCACAGGCTACAGAAATGTCCGGTTATGCCTGGGCATTGGTTGTATTAGTCGTTGGTGCAACCGTGGGGATCAAACTCTTTAAGAAATTTGTTAACCGCGCATCTTAATATTAGCCTTTCTTTTACCTGCCAACACCGTTAATTAATGGGTGGCTTATGCCACCCCTTTTAGGCATTAAAAATGAAAAGATTACTTCCGCCTTTATTATTTGCATCTTTCTTTGCTAATGCTGCAACTGATGCCGAATGCATTGCAAAGCCTGAATTTGATGCCTCTATGACAAACGTCTGGAAAGATAACCAGACATTAGATCGTTATGCTAATTACGAGGGCTGTTTATGGAATGCAACTGGTGTTGTTGTTTGTACGGGTGACGAAAATCAATGTTATGGCACATGGAAGCCTATTGGCGCAGCTATTCCTGAAGGTGGCGGCTCAGGAGGTAATGAAGGAGGAGGAGGCTCAGGTGGCGGTGATGGTGATGGTGGTAACACTGGAACAGATCCAAAACCCGGATATACCTATGTTAATCCTCTAGATGGAACATATCCGCCTGGCTCCGAACAGAATCCGAATAATCCCAATCCAACGCTATATGATGAACAACCATTAAATACATGGATTTTTCAGGGGAATAGGTTTGTAAATAAACAAGGGGCATTAACCGTTTATACAGGTTCTGTATCTACAGGCACAGACCCCGTTGTAACTAAAATTCAATATACGCCAGTTTCCTCTAAAGCTATGTACGATTTATTCTGGAATGGTAAGTTTCGAGATTGTGCTTTCCATTCAGGATTCAACGAAGATCCTTTTGTTTGTGATTATCAAGGCCAGCCATCCGAAATTCCTCAACCTCCAGTTAATGGCGGCGGTTCAGGTTCTGGCGGTGGCGGCTCCGATGGTGGTTCCGGTGGGGGCGATGGAGGCTCCGGTGGGGGCTCCGATGGTGGAAACACAGGAGGCGGTGACGGAGGCGGTTCTGGCGGAGGCTCAGGAACCGGAGATTTCGATTATGACCGTATGGCTAAGGCCAACAAGGACGCTATGACGGAAGAATTCGATTCTTCTGCAATTCAGTCTGATATTTCCTCCTCTTTGGATGGAACAGTCCAGAGCCTTACAGACTCTGTAAAAGGGCTCTCTGACAGCGTTGGCGGCCTTCTTGGGGCTGGTACTCCAGTATCTCCGGAGTTTTCTGCTGCATCTGCTGATATGCAAAAAATTGGCTCTGGTGACAGCTCACCATTGCTGGATGCTTTTACCAAAGGAAAGTTATTTCCTTCATTACCATCGGCAAAACAATGTACACCCTTTGTTTTTGCTGCCGGAAAGAAATATGAATTCACTATAGAGTGCAAATATATTGATATGTTTAAATCTGTATTTGCTTTTATTCTTTATTTCTGGACGTTTGTTACCGTTTACGATTCATTTGCCGGGATACTCAGAAAAGGTAAGGAGTAATTATGCCAGCGTTTTTAGGATTGCCTTTGCTTGCACGCTTTATTGGGTGGCTTGCGGGGGCCTTAATCGGTTATTTTGCAAGGTTCCTTACTTTAGGTATTGCACGTATCGCACTTGCAATAACACTTTTTCTGGCCTTAATCGTGGGGCTCAATCAATTACTGGTCTCTTATTTGTCTGATTTGGTTGCAGCATTGCCAGCAGAGATATCAGATGCAATAGCTTATATCATTCCTTCGAATGCGTTGCCTTGCCTTTATGCGATTTTTTCATTGAAGGCTGCGATTTTTATATTTGATGTAAAAGACCGTATTATTGGTTATCTTGACTGGAATAAATCGTAATGGCTGTTTATGTCGTGACAGGTAAACTAGGTGCAGGTAAAACACTTGTTGCTGTTGGGAAAGTACAGGATAAGATTGTTTCCGGCTGTAAGGTAGCAACGAATCTTGACTTACGCATACATAAGTTACCTCGCGTCGGTATTTTTGCCAAAACGCCTAATGTAGTTCGTATACCCGACAAACCTTCACTGGATGATTTATTAGCCATAGGGAAGGGTAATGATAGTTATGATGAAAATAAAAACGGCTTACTTGTACTTGATGAATGCGGAACATGGTTTAATTCCCGCTCATGGGCTGATAAAGAACGTCAGGCAGTTATCAACTGGTTTTTACATGCCCGTAAACTCGGATGGGATATTATTTTTCTCATTCAGGACTTATCAATCATGGATAAACAAGCCCGTGTTGCTCTGGCGGAACATGTTGTCTATTGTCGTCGTCTGGATAAAATCACAATTCCGTTTATAGGTACAATTTATAGTCTTATAACGGGGAGTAAACTGCCTTTGCCAAAAGTGCATGTTGGCATCGTTAAATATGGTGATTCGCCTCAGTCAATGACAGTAGAACGCTGGACATATACCGGGCGTGACCTCTATCAGGCTTATGATACTAAACAGGCATTTTCAGATAGTTACGAGCACTCTTCGTTTTCATATTTACCTCCTTTTTTATCACATGGACGCTACGCCACCAAAAGAGACTCAAGGTTTTATATGACACTTACTAAGGTTTATTTCAGAAAGTATTCGAGGGTTTTGTGTTTCATTTTTGGCGTGTTTCTCGCGTTTTTATATTCATTTATTACCCGCAATGATACCACTGTAATTATCGAACAACAGGCATCCCAACAGATTAATACTCAAAAGTATAATATTTCAGAATTCAAAATCACCTCATCGTATCGACTTTTGAATACAGTCAGTTTTGAGTTTATGGATTCAAAAAAGAATAAATATACATCTGAGGATTTAAAGAAAGACGGTTATAAAATGGTTTTCATCGATTTGTGTAATGTGGATTTTGTTAAAGGTGGTAAACATGAAAAAGTTACTTGCTAGTATTTTATTGATTTTGACATTTTCAGTTCATGCAATTCCTGTAGAGCTTAACAATGTACCGCTTCGGGAGTTTGTATCATGGTATTCTAAGGTTTCTGGTCAACCAGTTATTGTGTCGCCTGATGTGAAAGGGGAAGTGACTGTTTATTCTGCTGATGTTAAAAGAGAAGAATTACCACAGTTCTTTGTTTCTGTACTTCGTGCAAATGGCTACGATTTAAGTAATGGTAATCCGGGCGTTGTTCAGAAGTACAGTTCACGCAATTATGAATATGCCGATTCATTCTCGGATGATGTTGATTATGTTCCGCAGGATTCTTCATCTGCTCCTGCTGGCGATTTCTTCAATCCAGCAAAAACTCAGGCAAGCCTGATTACACAAACTTACCCTGTTAATAATGTAAGAGCTAAAGACCTTGCCCCGGTAATTGATGTATTCCTTAAAGGGGATAACATTGCAGGTACAAAAGTATTTCCTTTTGATGGAGCCAATATACTTGCAGTTACTGCGTCTGCTTCACAACATAAGCAATTGAAAGAATTTTTTCCTTCGGTTGATGTACCCAGAATTCAGGTTCTTGTTGAGTCGGTTATTTTCGAAACATCTGCTTCTGACGGTTTTGATTTCTCATTTGCTGTCGGAGATCCATCAGGCCATCCAATAGCAGGGGGCGTGAATACTGACAGGCTTGGTAAGGTGCTTTCGTCTTCAGGTGGTTCATTTGGTATTTTTAATGGAAATGTTCTGGCATTGAGTCTTAAAGCGCTTGAGACTTCGAATAAATCGACATTACTTTCTATGCCTCGCATACTTACAATGTCAGGCCAGCCTGGAACATTTACCGCAGGTCAGAACGTGCCTTTTGTGACCGGACGAATCACCGGAGAAGCTGCAAGCGTCAATAATCCGTTCCAGACAATAGAACGACGTGACGTAGGAATTTCTTTGCAGGTAGTTCCTGTTGTGACACCTGCGGGATTACTCATAATGGATGTCAAAACTAACGCAGACAGTATTTCTGATTCTCAGGCAGCCTCAGACATTATTACGAATACACGTTCGATTTCGACGACCGTTCAGCTTAAATCTGGTCAGACTGTGCTTCTTGGCGGGATGGTTGATAACAGGGACAGTGAAGCTGATTCGTCAGTACCGTGGGTTTCAAAAATTCCGCTGATAGGTGCGCTCTTTACCTCCAAAAGTACCAACGCCAGCAAACGAACGCTGTACATGCTCATTCGTGCCCGTGTCGTTAATCCACTTTGAAAGCCCGGATTGCCGGCGTTCTCCCTGCGCAGCGGGGAGGATGCCGGGAAGCAGGGCGAATCTTCATTTTTCAGCTACCAGCCATCGCTGGCTTTTCTGTTTTTTGATGCCGTCAGGCATGGGAGGCGCTTCGCGCCGGAAGCCCCGCAGCGAAGCGAGGACTCAGAAAGCGTTATGGCGTCAGCCATAATATTCCCGTCACTGCAAAGCCTGTTTTTTGCGGCCGCAGGTCATTCAGGCATCGACATGGCCAGTTGATGAAATTGATGCCTTACAGCGTGTGTGACAGAATGGCGATCGCCGGTGACAGGCTTTCACATCAACCCGGGGTGCGGTTTGTTTCTTCCTGGTATCCGGCAACAAATTC